AAAGTTACAGCAAGAACCAAAGCCACAATTGAAATGGTCATGGATGCACTTGCAGAGAATATTATTGAAGACTTAGAAAAGGTAAATTCCTCACGTAGACTTCAAGTCTATATCGACCTAATGAACTACATCAAGCCCAAATTATCAGCAACTAAGAATGAAAATACCAATGAAATAAAAGGCGATGTAAAGATTAATATTTCATGGGATGATGATGCAACAAATTTAAAAACCCCTCACAATAACGAGGAATTAGACGATGGCGAATAATATTAACCTTCGTCTACCAAAGCCACATAAAACCCAACAAATAGTTCTTGATGCATTTAAAACAACACGCTTTATTACAATGTGTTGTGGTCGTCGGTGGGGTAAATCCCTCATATCAAAAACGATTAGCATAATAGAGGGACTACAGGGCAAACATATAGCTTATGTAACTCCTCAATATCGATTAGCTAAGAGATTCTTTAAAGAAATAATTAATCAATTACCACAAGGAATTTACGAAGCTAATAAGAGTGATTTAACAATCGAATTTATAAGCGGTGGCACCATTTCATTTTTTTCGGGGGAGAATTTGGATGCTCTCAGAGGTGGTGAATATGATGTTTTAATCATTGATGAAGCATCATTTATTGCTGACCTTGAAGAGGGTTGGAAGAATGCATTGCGACCATTATTAACCAAGACCAAGGGGAAAGCATTATTTATTTCAACACCAAGGGGAAAGGATTATTTTTTTGAACTAACAAAGAAAGCAGTAGATAATAATGAGTGGAGGAATTTCCAATTTACTACTTATGATAATCCACATATTGACCCACAAGAAATTGATAACGCTAAAGCTGATTTACCAAGCGAATCTTTCAACCAGGAATATTTAGCTGTAGCAGGAAGTAATAAAAATGGTATCGTGTCGCTCGATGTAATTACACGGAATACATTAACCGAGTATAGCACGGAGCCGACGGCAATTATAGGTATAGACGTTGCAAGTACAACCGATTATACATCAATAACATTCATGTCAGCAAGTGGCAAAATGACTGACCACGTACATTTTCAATCTAATGACTGGGTTATAGTTGAGGAGAAAATAAAAGCATTACCACAAAATATAATGAAGGTCATGGACACTACAGGCGTGGGTAAAGTGGTATATGATAATCTAATCAACCAAGGGGTTTTAAATCTTATTGGTTTCACCTTTACGGCTCAGAGCAAACCACAGCTTATTAAGGAATTGATATTGGCATTGGAAAAAGATAAACTAAAGTTCAATGAGATTACAGCTAACGAGCTTTCAACATTTGAATATAAGTTAGGCAAGGGTGGACATGTGAGTTATAATGCTATTTCGTCTTGTCACGATGACACTGTAGTGTCGCTGGCTTTATGCAATAAATTCCTTCCTGATGTACAGCATTTAGTTAATGATAATCCATTATCAAAATACGGATGGTAGAGAACCAATATTTATTGGAAATTATTAGGAATGACTAAAGAAGAATTAATAGAGAAACTCCCCTTAAAATGGTCAGATATTACACTAAAACAATATATCACATTCAGGAATTTGATTGAGAAGTTAGGGGGTGTAGAGGAGTTCGAAAAGGTGTATAGAAGCATTTTAGATATATATTTCTTCACATTTACAAATGTGAATATTGTCGATGTTGAGGGGTTCAAAGAGTTTGATTACTTCAAGATAGCTGAAAGGTTCAACCAATTTGAAAACGACGAAAGCAATACAACAGCAGATATTGATGAAAGCCTAATCAAGGGGTTTGACCAAATCATTTTTGAAGACCTTTTAAAATATATGAACCTGCAGGAGCAGAACAGTATAAGCAATTGGCCTGATATGATTAATATTCTATTGAAAACTCCTATTGAAGATATAGAGAACAAAATGAATATGGCAGACGCTAATAGGTTTTTTTTTGTGCTAGAGAATCAGTTGACCAACTATTTAAAAGCTTTGGAAATCTCTTTGACGGAGAAGTTGAAGAAGAATCACAAAGTGCAATAGAAGCATCACAGCAGTATTTGAAAAAGGAGTTTTACAAGCGTTGGGGGTATTTTGAATTATTACATAATGTTTGTGAATACTTATTTATAACGATGCTCGAAGGAATGAAAATGTTTGCCGTTGATGTATTTGTATATAGCTCCTTACTTAAAGACAAAGTAAATATATTAAAGAAATAATCATGGCAAAAAACCTAAAGCAAGCATCAGAGAAAGTACAATTTAACAGCCTGATTGATAACCTAGTTGCAACCGTCGGTGAAGATAGAGGAGCGTTTAGTTTTAACATGAATGTGTTAGAGGAGATGGTTGCTTCCTTTATCGAAAGAGTAAAAACTGAAATAAATAGTATCAATGATTTCTTAGTAACTGGTAGCATTGAGGAACTTTCAATCAAGGTCAACAATATGAATGAGGTTGAAATTTTAGGACTCCAGCATATCATCTATCAATCCCGTGGGGTTAACGGAACAGAACAAAATAATGGTAGTGTACACAGTTACGGTCAGTATAAACCACCTGTTGCACCCATCTTGGAGTGGATAGAGAACCGTCAATTAATTTCTGCCAATAACAGTAAGTTCTTTAAAGACAGTGCATTCGATGATATGACCGATACGGAGAAGAAAACCCAATTAGCGTATGCAATACGAAGTCATATTTACAAGAAAGGATTCAAAGGCAAAGGCTATTGGGACAAGAATGTTGATTGGCTAAAGCAAGAACTAAATACACGTATCCAACAAAATCTAGGGGACCAGATAAAATTCCGCATATTCAATAAATATGGCGACAACGTACATAAAAAAAATTAAGCCCTTTATAGGGCTTTTTTAGTTTTTTGCCAAACCTTCGATTTCTTCCATAGTTTGTTGGACTGGAATACTATTTTCGTTCCCTACTAGATTTATAGACGATTTGGACTTTTCATTTCCTACAACAATTTTTACAATTCTAATGGTATCTGTATTTACTAAAAATGGAGTACCATCTGCAAAGTTCAATTTAATTAGTTTTCCCATATTTTTTTTATACAATATAATAAAAAAGAAATTGTGATGATTGTTTGCTACCAATATTTATAGAAAAAAATGGCAATTACAATATCAGGACAACCACACAATATAAACCCCTCAGCAAATGCAAATAAATGGGAATTTACATCCGATAGTTCCCAAATGATTTATTGTATTGTTGAGGTGAAGGAGCCTATTACAGGTAAAATAATAGCGAAAAAGAAAGTGTTTCCAAAGCCGTTGTCAACTACAATGTCCGTTGATTTATCGAGCGTTTTAACCAATGCCGTAGAGTCAAAATTGAATAACTCCAATGACGTAGTAGGTACTAGCAATTTATATGCTTATGAACTGACGATTACAGAGTACTTGATAAATTCCTCAACAGGATTAGTTGCAGTCGGTGACAATTTACCAACAGGTATTAAATATGTCTTTGATTCCGAAATGGGATTGATTGATTATTTAAAATATCAGCCTAATAAATACAACATCAATACTACTTTAAACAAGGCGGTATTCTTATCGAACAAGGCAAACATTAATTATGTATCAGCAGAGCAGAAGGAGTTTTTAAAGATATTCGACACCTCTAAAATTGGAAAGAAAGTAAAGGTAACGAAGTATGTAAATAATGTTGGCACAGATACCTTTTATGATATTCCAACAGTAGGGAATGTGATAAATATTAACGTATCGCCTTCAATTCTTTTTCCTAGTGGAACCGATAACATAGACAGATACAGAGTAGTGATTGTCGATAACGATAACATTGAACTCAGCGATTTTAAGGGGTATATTATCAAGAAGGATTGTAGTAAAAATGACTTCACAATTTTATATAAAAATCCTGTGAGCGGATGGGACACATTTACATTCAACAATAGAGTTGAGACCTTAATAATTAATAAGACCTACCTAAATAAATCGAGGGGGCAAACAGCGATTAATAGTGTATTATTCAATGATAAGGAGTTAATTAATGTTGATTCGAAATACAGTTATAACGCATATAGTGACGTCCTTAATGACCATGATGCAAGTTTAATAAAGGAGTTACTAATAGCAAACAAAGTCTATATTGAGATTGAAGATTACTTTGTGGAAATAGCTATAGACGTGAAAACCTATAAGGTATTACAGCAACGTAATAACGGATATAAACGGAGCCGATTAACAATAGATTTTAGTGTGGCATTTTCAATTGACTTGTTCAAGCAGATACTAATAGCGAATAGGGACGAGAACCCCCAAATCAACTACATTCTATCAAACTTTTGGTCACTTGTAGAGAACGAGAAAGGAATAGAGATAATATAAAAATGGCAATACAATATAATTTAATCGGAGCGATTACGCCAAACTCCGCAACAATAACAAGTAAGTACGATTACCCAGCACCAACACCTAACAGTACCGAGTTAAAGATTCTTAGAATAAGGTATCATTCAAGTTTAGGAATGCAGGTTTATATCAATGGGAAACTAGAAGCAACAGACAATGGCAAAACAGGGAATTTTGCATATATAGAAAACCTAATGATTGGAAGTGATGCCGATGAAGTTGCTTATTTCAAAGGCTATATATGTGAATTAGCCTTCATTAATGATTTTGGAACTCCAAATTCCGCAACGAATAGTAACATCATCGCACAAGAAAGATGGCTTGCTGATAAGTGGTTAACAACTGGAACCGTCCTAGATGATGGATATGTAGTTAAAGCAAGTGAAAGTGGTTCTTTTCCTATGATTCCGATGCCTGACCGTATCCAATGGCTCCAAATGAATGAGACAACTATTGTAAATAATGGTGGTGGGAAATGTAGTAAATGGGATGATTTTGTAGGTTTTGGCGGTGTTTTAAAACACGGTATTCCAACAGCAGGTGCATTGCCCGCAACAATAGCTGTTAACAAATTCAAAGGTAAAAATACACTTTATTTTGATGGAACAAATAATTATAAAGTTGCAGGATTAAAACAAAACGGAGACCCGGACTTTTTTACTTTTTTTATGGTTTTTGCCTTTGATAACACGACAGGTGACCAGACTGTAATAGGGGCTATTAACGATGGGGGAACCGTTTACAATAATGCAATCAGGATTAAAAAGTACAGTGGTGAGCCTAATCTAGCTGTACGTATTAACACAGCTGGTTTCAATGAGGTACAAGTTCCTTTTAGCGATGTATATAGTATCAGTTATCCGCCTAATGTTGTATTGGGAAATATTCGTTTAAAGTACTCTAAAAATTCCTCTTTTGCCGATGCGAATTACACTCCATTATTGCCACACAATTCAACCAATAATGGAGTTACTAAGCATACATTAACAGGACTTAGTAGCAATACTCAATATTACGTCAAAATGGAAACGGACGGTGTGGAGCAACCCGAAGTATTGAAATTTAAGACATTCCCATTAGCAGGTACACCAACAAATTTTAAATTCGTGGCAGGCTCATGCAACTATACAGGCTCAAATGCCGAAACATTCGAAGAGATTCGAAACGAAGAGCCATTATTTTGGAGTCATTTAGGTGATTGGCATTATGAGGATATAACCACGAATGATTCTCAATTGTTCCGTAATGCTTATAATACAACAGCGAAGCAGGCGAGGGTAAGGGATTTAAATCGAAATGTACCACTTATGTATATGTGGGACGACCATGATTTTGGGGATAACAATTCCGACAAAAATTCCCCTTCAAAAGTTGCTTCAACCAATTTTTACTTGGAAAATATCCCACATTATCCGTTTCTGAACGATGCTAATTCAAACCCCTTAACCGATTCGCTCGGTCAAAGTTGGATAGTTGGAAGGGTATTATTTATAATGACGGATTTAAGAAGTCAAAGAGATAATTTCCTTATTGATGATTACGACCCGAATAAAAAAATGTTGGGTGACGTGCAAAAGGCGTGGTTTAAATCGACATTATTATCAGCAAAAAATAACGATGACGTTGCTTTGATTTGTTGGTTAAATCCTGGTTCATGGACAGGCGAAGACCTCAATGGTTATTCATGGGATTATGGTTCGAGTGGGGAACATTGGACAGCGTATAAAGCAGAACGAACAGAATTATGGCAATGGATGAACTCCAATAATATTACGAATATGTTTATTGTTAATGGTGACACACATCAACAGGCCATAGATGACGGACGGAACGCAATATTTGATACTATGCAACCAACGTTACTAGACTGGAAGACCTTTCCCGAAAACCGTTTAACTCCATGTATCGAAGCTTCACCGTTTCATAAAGATGTGGATAGAGGTTCTGGACCATTTCAAATTAATGACATTGGCGATTCAGGTTCGGTACCTGTATTGTCTGAAAAAACATATACTACTTTTGAAATTGAGGACAATGGTACAGAGTGGATTAAAGTTATTGTAAAGCAATATGCTTTGCCCGACGGAATAGTATATTATACCGAGAAAACATTGGTTAATAAGTTCGAATTTGTTAGACCATGTAAAGGAACTAAAGCACCAAGACCTGAAATTAACAACGAATCAGGATTTCAAAAGCTAGCAGGTAAAATAAAGACTAATTTAACCCTTAACAAGAAATCAGCAGCGATTACTTTTTTATCACCTGTAAGTTTCCAAAATAATTGGAAGGCACCAATAACAGGTAAAATTAACGGGACTAAAACTGACAGAGTTGTTAAAGTTTATCGACGGTCAGACGAAGATTATTTGGTAGGTGAATGTGCTGTTAATGCTACAACAGGGGAGTTTACTTTTAGTGGAAATAAAGGAATTTCAACGCTTATATTCAAGATTTACAATTCCTCAACCAACGCTCTTATAGAAGAAGTTATTAATGATGGCGTAAACGGAGAGACCTACAGCGATATTGAAGCGAAACTATATATTACTAGCGATATAGATTACTTCCAAAGAGCAACCACAATTGGGGTAACTAGCGGTTATTCTTTTGAGGTAAATACAAATGATGAGGATAAAATTTACAAGGTCAAAATCATCAATAAAAATACCAATGAGGTTCTAGCAGAAACCCCTGTTCAAGGATGGCTACCGAGGAGTTACACACTTTAAAAAAACGACCCTGCTTACATTACGCCTTTTGCTTCGAAGAGCTATCTCTATGATGCAGGACTGTCTTTAATATCATTGACAGGTGTTGGAAACAGTGAAGGGGCAAAAAGGACGGCAAAGGGTATTGTGAAAAGTCAGTTGGTGAATGGAGCATTTCCGTTTAGCACAAATCACATTAACCCGATTGGTGCAGATGCTTATTTAAGGTCGGGAGCTATATGTTGGGTTGCTTATTCTTTAGGTTATTATTTGGAAATGTACCCTAATTCTACCATTGAAAAAGACGTAAAACAATGCTTAATCAAAGCTTTGGAATATTTAAAAATACTTCAAGACAATACCAAAGGCGGACTAATTAAAGGTGGCTCAGGAAGGTATACGACAAGCGGAGGGATTGAAACATTTGACCCTAATTATATTATTCCGTGGGTATCAACAGAACATAATATTGATGCTTATTTTGCTTTCAAGCAAGCAGGAAATGTATTAGCAAATGCAGGTTATACAAGCATTGCAACAGCAATTGGAAATTCAATAATAGCACGATTATACAATTCAACAGAAAACCGAATGTATCAAGGTATCAATGCCGATGGAACACCCGACACAGCCGATGCACTCGATATAAATTCATGGGGCGCTATCGCTATGGTTGCTCTAGGCCAAAGAGAATATGCGGTTAAATTATTGAAGCGAGCCGAGCGGTATTATTCAACAGTTGACGAAGAAACAGGTGCGTTAGGATACAAGCCGTATTCAGCCGAATTAGGTTATCCCAATGCAAAGGACACCGTTTGGTTTGAAGGGAGCTTTGGCGTTGCTTTGGCCTACTACAAAATTGGTAATGTTGAAAAGTATAATCAACTTTTGGACGGACTTTATAAGTTCAAGGAATCAGACGGAGCATTTAGATATGCAACATTGCGTGATTCAACTTATGAAATCACTAATAATAAAGCTATTGCAAGTACTGCATGGTTTGTGTTAGCAAATAACCTCGCAAATAATGTTTGGAAATAAAAAATAATTCAAACTAAATAAAACTTGACACTGTTATAGTCCAAACGTTTCATAAAATAGGTTAATATATGGCAAAGCCCTAGTTACTCCCCAAGTGCTAGGGCTTTTTTGTTTTAAAATTTTCAAAACTTTATTGGGTGGCATATTGTTATCAAACAGTTTTTCATAGGTAGTAAACGCTCGATAGACTCCCCATCTATGAGCGTTTTTTATTTATGGATTTAAGCCACGGAAATTGGTTGTTCTCTATCATTTCAATGACAATATTCAAGTCAGCAGCCGTGAACCATTGTGCGGAGAATTTAAGTGTTAAGTTACTTATCCAGCCCTGAATTTCACAATAATATAAACTTCCCAAATCGCTATTATTACACATGAATCTGTAGGCATATTTTTGACCAGTATAATTAAGATTTGATACTGTTATTATTTCTCTTTTTTCACCGTAATATGCAAGACAAAGCATTTTAGATTCGTATTTATGTATTAAAGCGTCAATGATTATATTCTCTAATTCCTTGTTTAAATTACCTTCTTCCAACCGCCAAAGGTGGTATTGTTGTTTGAATAGGAATTTTGAATTATTCTTACCAAATACGTAATAATCAATTGTTGTTTTACCCTCATCCACTACCTTAATAAATACACTATACTGTTTGTTTCTATATACAAATTCCAAATTCTCCATCTAACAAAATTATAAATGGATTTTTATGATTGCTAATTATTTTAGTATTTTATTTTAGAGACTATTATAATTAAAAGGGGGGATAGGTTATAGTGGCAATATTGAAACATGTTCCAGAGATTTTACTATACTCAAAATGTTTGTATATCTTGCTTATCTTTGACTATATTAAGCTAAAAAATACCATATATTTTATGAAAAATAAAAACAAACGACGTCTTATTATCGGACTCATAGCAATCATGTCTTATATAATTCTATATCTATTATTCATCAATAGTAAGGCGAACGAAGCAGATAAAACTTTATATGATACGATAAACAATATATTTGGATTGGGGATAAATGCGATGACAATTTATTTTGTTTTTAAAACATATAAAAAGCAAGAAGAACAAATTGATATTCAAAAAATTGAAATTGACGAAAGTAAAAAAGAATTAGAATTCAACAGAGCATTAGATATAATTAATAGAAAATTAGAGCATACTCTGCATGAATTTAAAAGGAGTAACGAGTTCGACAAAACCTTGTTCGGTAAATATGAATATCATTGTAAGTGGCTTATTACTAGTTATTTGAAAGCGAGTGATGAATCTTCAATTTCGATTGAAGTGTTTTTAAAAGATAAGTTAATTAGCATACCACATAGGCAAAAAGCTTGTTTGGAAGTATTTCAGTTTTTATCAGGCCAGTTTTTTCTTTATGCGAACATACTAGTTACGTATAATTTAAAAGAGTCAGACAAACATAGAATAAAAGAATTTATTATGCTTTCAATCTCAAATGACCTAACTGATATTATATCAATATTTCATGATTGGTTTTTACCAGAAATTCAAAATTTTGAAACATACAATCAATCTCCCTATTTGAAAGATTTAAATAGACATATTAAGATGTGTACAAGTTTTGCAAGAAGTGAGTACGAGCTATTTATCGAAGAATACAAGCTCGTAAAGGGATAAGTTTATATACTGTTCTGCCAATATTTATGGTAAAAGATGGTCAAAAAATACAATCTATTCATAATGTCGGACGGCAATAATGAAGTCTTTGAACTTGATATTGATACGTTCGACACTTCAACTGTTTTTGCTGTTGAAAACCTTCAAGATATAACAAAGCGTAATGATACCATTACATATGATATAAAGTTATTACGTACAAAAAATAACAATATTGCGCTTGGTAATCTATTTGATATTTCTACATTTTCATCCCCAATGTATCACCAACAATTAGGGCATAACTATACCCCTAACCAATTGGTTAATTGCCAACTTTATGAAGATAGTACTCAATTGTTAAAAGGCAAATTGCAAATTGTTGATTTCAATAAAACCGAATACAATGCAGTGATAACAGGGGAGGTCGTTAGCTTCATGGGTAATATCAAAGACCGTTACTTACATGAACTTGATAGCTTATCGGAGACCGTGCAATTTAATTACACTTACATTACTCCAACTTGGATAAGTTCAACATCATCTTATTTATTCCCAATGCTCGATTACGGTGTCGATTATCGTACAGGTAATTATGACCAATATGATAATAACTACGATATAAACAATTTACGACCTGCATTCTATCTGAAATCCTATTTCAACGCAATCTTTAAGGGGTTTCGATTTGACGAAACAAAGCAAATTTACACTCAAAGAAAACAAGATAACACGTTATTAAACAATAACGCGGTCGATTTGTCAAAAATTGATGGCATTATTAATAACGTATTCATCCCAAATAACTTTGAAAACTTTACTCGTATTGAAGAAGGTCTAGTGACTAAGATATTAATGTTCAATCCTGGGCAGGTAGGTGATAATGGAACCTTGCAAACTATCAATGGAGTGGCAAATCAATTTAATTCGTCTGTTGATGATTTTTGGACAGTTGGAACAAAGACAAATTTCAAGCTTTGGGAATCTAGCGGAGGGGGCGGAGTAACACAATTGTCTATGCCTACTTTAAGACCAAACGATAAGTATGTGAATTGTACATTGCGTTTGCGTTTTCGCTTAGTGATGCCAAAGGGTACAATAGGTACTTGGATGGTAGGACTTGCCGATGTAGCAGGAGCGAACAAGCTAGAGCAGGGGCAATTGAAGCATTATACAAAGGTGCAGAAAACGGATATTAATGTAAGTCAGGAATTTAATATGGAATTTGATTTGCAAGTGGATAACTTACAAGGGGAATTTGCATTTGTATTTTTTCGGGAGGACCAGACCGCTGCCAATTCAAAAAATGAGACGGGAATTGAATTTGATAACATCGCTATACAAGTAGGGAAACCAAATACAACAACGGAAATAAGCGTTGATTACAATGACACAATTGACGTATTTAATTACATTCCAAAGGATGTTAAGATTGTGGATTTTCTAAAGTCAGTGATGCAAATGTTCAATCTCTATTTATACCAAGATAAAGACATTCCCAATAGATTTATATTATCTACCTACAATGATTTTTATAAGGACATTATCACTTTAAACTCCTCAAATGCGAAAGACTGGAGCAATAAAATTGAGTGGAGCAAAGCGAAATTCAAAACCAATATTGATTTGCCAAAAAGTTATTCATTCAAATTCACAGAGGATAACGATATGATGAATAGTTATTATCAAAATACATACAAATCAAACTTTGGTGACTATTCGGTAATTAATGAAAACGGAACAGAAGACGATAATGCAGTTGAATTGATTTTTTCACCAACTCAAAATTTGAGTCATTCAAAGGATTTAAAAAATCTTCCAATACTTTACGAAAGTGATTCATTGATGGGGGAAAAGAAGCCTTTTAAATCAAACATTAGGATGCTCTACAATAATGGTCTAAAATCGGTATCGCCTTCTTACGAAATTAAAAATGGTGATACATTAATAGGCTATCGACCGAATTACAATTACTGTAGTATGCTAAAATGGAATGTGTCCGACGTATTTGAAGGGATGTTACTTTTTGATATTCCATTCAACTTGATGACGTATGATTTTACCGCAATTAATAAATCAAAATCCCTCTTCTATCTATACTACACCAATAGGATAAAGGAGTTGACGGATAACAATTTGACCGTATTGGAAGTTGAAATATACCTTAGGAAAGAAGATATTGAACAACTAGATTTTACTAAGCCAATCTATGTGGAGAATGAGGACGGTAATACATACTTTAAGCTTCTAGAGGTAAATTACAATAACAACACGCTGTTGTCAAAATGTAAGTTGCAAAAAATAACTGTATAAGATATATTTGTTCAAACAAAGACCCACATATATCTACCAGAGTATGTATAATGATGGCTCCCCTGATCGGGGAGCCTTTTTTGTTTCCACCCTTTGCCATTGAGCCAATATTTATCTAAAAAATTATGGCTATTAAAGGCAGTAACAATAAAGAAGAAATATTACTTGGTGTCCAAATTGATGTTGAATCAGCAGAGAAAAAAATTCAAGAACTTGAAAAGAAGCTTGATGCGTTGGAAGAGGTTAAATTAAAAGTCAGTGGCGATGCACTTGCACAAGTCAATATGGAGATTGACCAAACTACAAAAGCAATCAAAGACCTAAATGAGATAATTATTCAACCCTCTTCCAAAGTTGACGAAATTCAAAATATTGGTAAGGTCGTTGAAGATTTAAATGAAAGCATTGACGATGTTAACAAGAACAAAATCAAACCCCAAACGGATAATAAAGAGTTAAAAAATACTATCCTCTCATTGGACGAAATGGATGACTTATTATCAAAGCTCCGTGACGAGCAGAGAAGTTCAAAAGACCCTTTGCGATTACAGCAATTAGCTAATGAAGCCAAAGATTTAACACTCCAAATTGACGCTTTAGAGAATGGATTTGTTGACACTAATCAGACTATAGGATTGCTTGAAGACCGTTTATATGCTATGGCTCAGGCAGGGCAAACGGGTACCGAGGAGTTTAACAATATTCTGAACAAAGTTGCTGAATTGAAGCAACATGTCATCAATGTTGATATGGCCGTTGATTCGCTATCAGCCGATAAATGGGGCAAATTCGTTGAAGCAGGTGAAAACCTTACTGGGGTGCTTGGTGGTGTCACAGGAGCATTGCAATTAATGGGAATCGAGAGCAAGGGAGCGGAAGAGAATATTGCAAAGCTTATGCAATTGCAATCTATAATGCAGGGGTTGCAGTCTTTGAACCAATTCCGCAAACAATGGACAACTTTAATAACTTCCTTCAAACAAGCAAAAGAAGCAACCGATACAATAAATAATATAGCTGATGCAACAGAGACGGCAAGCGATGCAACGGGTACATTAACATCTGCAACACAGGGGGCAACAACAGCAACAACAGCCTTTGGTACCGCCTTTAAAGCCGTGGGGATAGGGATTTTAATTGCTGGGTTGACTTACCTAATCGCCAATTTTGACAAGCTTAAAAAAGTTGTTTTTAATCTTGTCCCAGGGCTTAAAGATGTAGCGGAATTTGTGGGCAAAATCATTGAGAAAGTGACGGATTTTATCGGTATTACCTCGGAAGCTGAAAGGCAGTTAGAGCGATTGAAAAAGTTGAATGAAGGTATTACAACAGGAATTGCAAGTCAAATCGAGATGCTCCAAGCGCAAGGAAATAAAGAAAAAGAAATCTATGAATTAAGTTTAAGACAAAACTCCTTAAAACGTCAATCTTTAATTGAAACGGCTAAAGTCAATAAGAAGCTGAATGACGAAGAGCAAAAGCAACTCATTGAACTCAATACGGAGCGCAATGTATTAATACTTTCAGAACGAAAGCGTATAAGTGACCTTGCTAAAGAGCGAGAAGATAAGGCAAAGCAAGAATATGATACATTACTTAATCAACTTAAAGGCTATCTTAAAGAAGCTGAAAAAATCACTTATGCTTCCAACCACAATTCAAGACAGACAGATTTAAAAAATCTATCTGACAAATACAAAGAACAGATTGCAGTAGCGAGAAAGCTAAATCAAGATATTAGTAAGCTCGAACAATCCGAAAGAATAGAACGTAATATTATCAACAAGAAATATGATGATGAATATTTTAACTATATAAAGGGCAATAGTCGTCAATTCCTTGATGATTTCAGCCGTGAGTACTTAGAGACCATCGAAGGTTATAATAGGCAAAAAGAAAATGCGACAACAGAACAAAAAGCTGATTTAGATGTAAGGCTGAATAATCAATTATTGTACTTATCCCAATTGAAGCAATTAGCCATTTCCCAAAAGGAAGCGGAAAAGGATTTAAATTCCTCTTCAACCACAAATGAGATAAACGAAGATGATAGCTTTAAAATCCAAAAACAAAAGTTAGATGCTCAGTTACAAGCTACAAAAGATTACGAAGATACTTTACTGCTTATAACAACGGAGTCTAAAAATCTTGAAAATTCCGAAATCCAAAGGTTATACGAAGAAGGTCAAGCGAGGTTAAAAGAGTTAATGTTAGACCCTGCAATTAATGCGAATGAAATAACTAATGTGCAGGCTGAATTGAATGCAAAATTGGGTGCTATTGACGCAAATAATAAGGAAATTGAAGATGCTACAAAAAAGCACAATGACAACATTTTGAAAGTTGAAAAGGCAAACGTAAAAGCAAAGAAAAAAATCGACGAAGAAGAGAAAAAAGCAAAACTTGAAAAACTAGGAGCAATCGGAGATGCAACGGAACAAGCAAGTCAATTACTAGGGGAAAGCACAGCATTAGGTAAAACTTTAGCAATTTCAAGTTCTTTGATTAGTTCTTATTCAGCAGGCGCAAAAGTATTAGATACCGTTCCATTTCCTGCAAATATTCCTGCAATGGCATCGGTCATATTATCAGGCTTGAATACTGTTAAAAAAATAATATCAGTCAAAGTGCCTAATGATAATGGCTCAGGTGGAGCAGGAGCAGACGCACCATCATTCAGCGCACCGGTGATTAATTCAACAGTTCTAAAAACGGCTGAAAACGGTACAGATAAACTGAGCGATGTAATCACCCAAAGCAACGAAAATCAAGTTGTCAAAGCTTATATTACTAATTCTGATATTGAGACAAACGAACAAAAAAACCAATTTATAAAAAGAACATCGAGCTATTGATTTTTAGCCCATCATAACCGAGGGGTTTTTTATTCTACATCCAATATTTATTTAAAAAAAATATGGATAGAAAACTTTATGAGCTAAAAGTAAATCCCGATATAGGTATGGACGTAAACGTGATTTCAATTGTTGATTCCCCTGCTGTTGAGAGTTCATTTTTAGCATTCTCAAAGCAAGAAAAGAAAGAAACCTTTGCCGTTGCTAATGAGGATAGGATGGAATTAATAGGAGTGGCAATGATACCTGATAAAATAATACCACGTTTTGATGGAGCCACCAAAGAAGAATATGATGTGTTTTTCTCAAAGGACACCATTCGCACAATTGCACAAAACTATTTTTATTCGGGCTATCAGCATTCTATCAACCTTCAACATTCGGACACTTTTGTTAATGCACATGTGTGGCAAAGTTATATTGTAGATTCATTTTTGGGGTTGAATGCTCCGAACGGAATTGAAGCAATTGACGGCACTTGGATAGTCGGTGTACAACTTGATAAGGCCGATACAGGTTCCCAAAAACTTTGGAAATTCATCAAAGACGGAACATACACAGGATTCTCAGTTGAGGGCTATTTTATCAACCAATTAACACAAAATTTTAACTCCCAAATCACACTTGAACAAGAAATAGATAAGGCTTTAAAGTCTCTAAAATAGGAAAAACAACCGCCCAATATTTATTGGAAAGAAAGACAAAAATGAATATAAAATCATTTAGAGCATTAGAGCAAAAATTTAACGATTTAGTTTCAAAATTCATTTTCAAAAGTTCAACGGTGGGTGAAACAGTATACGAATATACGTCCAATTCAGTCGGTGCAGAAGTATATGTTAGCACATCAACAGGTAGTGAATTAGCCCCGAACGGTACAGTTGAATTGCCGAATGGCGATAGTTTTATCGTTAATGATGGTAAAATATCTGAAGTGTTAACAGTAGCTAATGAAGAGACTGAAGTAGAATTAAAAGCTGAAGACGAAGAAGAAAAAGTTGATGCTGAAGAATCAAAAGAAGAAGAAGCAATTGATTTGATTATTGACGGTGTTGAGGAAGATAAGGAAAAAGAAGACTTAGCCGAAGAACCAACAGATGATAATAACGAAGTCGATGTTTTGAAAGCTGAAATCGAAGCTTTAAAAGCTACAATCAAAGAATTAAAAGGGGAATTTTCTAAAGAAATCGATACCAAAATCGAGGAATTTAAAACCATCCTAAAAAATACGCCTGCATCTTTTTCAAAGCAAAATACGGTTGCAGAAGACGTAAAAGAAGATAAATGGGCAAGTCTTGCAAAAAAGTTAGCCTAACCAATTTTAAAATATAAAAATTATAATGAGTTATAACGTAACTAATTTACCTGCATATACTTCCGAACAGTCAAGAAAGTTTATGCTTAAATCCATTTTAGGTGGAAAAACAATTGAATTTTTAACAAACCAAGGTTCATTTGACCCAACCGCAATGGGTAATCAAGCTATTCAATTATTAGAGACTGATGTAGTTTGGCAAGACGGTTCAGCATGTAAATTGTCTGAATTAGGTAGCGTGGCATTAGCGCAAAACGTATTGGTCGTTCAACCAATTGCAATGAAATTCCCTTTGTGCGCTCGCACATTAGTTAAGACTTATGCAGTTGAAGATTTGAAAGCTAAACAACGTGGTGAAAATGGTTTTGATGATGCTTTATTTATCGAACATATCGGTGACGATGTTGCTAGCAAAAACCAAGCTGAAATAGAGCGTCTGGTATGGCTTGGCGATAAAACCAAAACAGGTAACATGAAATTTATCGATGGATTTTTAAAGCAAATTTCTACGGGAACTTTTGATTTATCGACTATTACTGGTGCTGATATTGTTGCAAAATTGCAAAATGCGTACTTAGCTATGCCTATTGAAGTAAGAGACCAAGACGATTTCAGAATCTTTTTAGGTAAAGAAGTTTATGATAAATATAAAGCTGTATTGGCAGGTAAAAATATTTACCAAGCTACTGATGATAATACATTGTTCGGTACCACTGCTATTTTCCAAATCGCTAATGGTTTGAACGGAACTAATAAAGTTGTCTATTCAAGAGCGAGAAACTTACAAACAGGTGGAGATTTAAAATCTACAGAGCTTGAACATTGGTATTCGAAAGATGACGATGAAGTAAAAGTACAAGCTCGTTTTTCACTAGGTGCAACAGCGATTTACAAACAAGAAATCGGAGTTTTAGACGTAGCATAAGCTACTTAAAAATTGAAATATAAGGGTGGTGCAATAACAACACCATCCTTTTTTATATAAAAATATTAAAATATGGCATGTGGTTCAAGTTTGATTGGGTACGTCCGTCAATGCGGAGAGAAGCTTATAGGTGGTACAAAAAACATTTATATGATAGCGTACTCAGACTTAAAAAATATCGAAGGCTCAACGTCTGTCTACTCAATAACGGCAGGCAAAGTGAGCGAAGTAGGTTTACAGACATCAAAGAAATTCGTTCACATGGGTTTCGAGACTAAGCAAAATAGTATTTCTGATACGTTGTCAGTTTCAGACAATGGAGTTATTACTGGTAATTTTTCCTACTCAACATCTGTTACAGGATATTCGGCAGAAGCGAATGAACTAGCGAAAAATTTGCTAGGTCAACCAGTTGTAATTATTGTAGAATTAGCTAATTCAGAGCTAGTTATTTCAGGGTTGGATGGGACAATTCAGCTGAAAGAATCAGTTGGTACAATATCAGCAACGGATTTAAACAGAACATTATCGTTCAGTGGGGAAACTTACGGTCCCATTCCGTTGCTAGATAAAACAATCTTAGCAACATTAATCTAATCCCAAATTAGATTTTAAAATTTTCATTACTTAATTATTCGGAGGGGCTTTTTCTAGCCCCTTTTTTATTGAGCCAATATTTATTTCAAAAGAAGAGATGATTATAGATAAAAAACTCCTTACAAATTCCTTGTTCTTCAATGTCGCACCATATACAATAGTGGGGGAGGTCACATTGAAGTTAATAAAGGAATCATCTAATAAGGAATTATCATTTACCATTATCCCGACCAAAATAACGGCTCGATTTATTGAGGTTAAAGAGGAATTTGGAGCGATAGAAGAAGGAAAATATAGCTATCAATTAGAGTATAACAGCTCAATAATTGATAGCGGATTCATCCGAGTCATCGGAGAGAACCAAGAGGGCGCAATTGAGCGACCAACAGAAGTAAGAAAAGTAATAGATGGACGAAAAAAATAACGATTATAACATAAAAATAGAAAACTTTGCGAGGTTCATTACTCCTCAACCAATAGAACCAAAACAAAACAATAACGATAGACACGTCAACTGGGGAGAAGACAATCTGTATCCTAATTTTTTAATTGATATTGCGGATAAATCATCGTTACACGGTTCAATTTTGAATAGTAAATCAAACTATATATATGGTGATGGCCTAATCGATAAAAAATCAGGGGAGTTTTTGAACGAAATCCAAGTTAATGAAGATGATTCCCTATCGGAATTGATTAAAAAATGTATTAATGACTTGGTTTACTTTAATGCTTTTGCTGTTGAAGTTACATTTAACCAATTGGGCGAGCCTTTTAATTACTATCATGTTCCGCTACATCATGTACGTTTGAACAATTCAAAAACAACCTTTTTTGTTAACAAAGATTGGAAAAATACACCAAGGACTGTATTGTCTTATCCAAAGTATTTTCCAAAGTCGAACGATTCAACAGAACCTAAAATATTTTATTTTAACTCATACAATGTAAGTGTGAATAACACATATCCGACAGCCGATTATAAATGTATCGAATCAGCGGTTACAGACATGTTAGTCACAACGCTTTTCAAAAATAACGTTGCAAATGGATTTTCATTAACTAAAGTTATCAAGACTTTTAACGGTCAGGTATCAGAAGACCAACAACGCATTATAACTAAAAAATTCCGTGATATATTTTCGGGTGCAGATGGTGAAAATTTGCTTGTGGAATTCAATTCGCCACAAGGGCAAGCTATGGAAATAGACACCATTGAAGCGGACGATTATGCAAGTAAACTAATTGAAGTAATCAAGAAAACTGAACGTAATATCTTATCAGCACACCAAGCAACATCATCAATTTTATTTGGTGTTGAGAACGAAGGTAATACTTTAGGGGGTAATGGTGCAGAACTTGAAATTGCATATCAATTATTTAAAAACAATTACGTGAAAGACAAGCGTATTGAGATTGTTAACGCATTTAATAAATTATTCCAGGCCGATGACCGATTGCCAATCATTGACCTTAAAGATAAAGAAAGACTTTTCAAACCTGAATTGGATTCAGCCACTAAAGAAAAGATAATGACCTTAAATGAACTTAGAAGTGAAGCAGGCTTAGAGCCGTTAGCTGATGGTGATAAGTTGTTGACAATTAATCAATCTTTAATGTTAGCTACTAACAAATCATTTTCCGATGATAAAAAAAAAGATGACGATGAAATAGAATCTTATTCAGCTACAATTGAGGACTTCGAGAAAGTAAAGCATTTAGGCACGAACAAAGAGGAATTTGTATTAATTGGTAAAGCTAAATTTTCGGGGTGTGGTCATTATGATTTTGCATCAAATTACAATTCAATTGAAGAGTATTTGTTAGACAACAAGATTGAGGGTATGGCACTTGATGAAATTGCTATCAAAATTGGTAAAGAACTGAACCAAAATATCACAAAGCAAGAGGTACAGAATGCGATAGAATTGCTTAAAAATGCAGGGTTGATTAATGCAAAAACCAATACAGCAAATAACATAATCCATACTGCACCGTCAAGCATTAACAATGCTAATAAAATTGAGGTATGGTATGATTATCAAAAAAGAGATGATGCTGACGGTAATACAATTATCCCAACAACAAGACACTTTTGTGAAGCTGTAATTAATTCTAACAAGTATTTCAGTGCATCGGACATTCAAAAATTTTCACTTGCATTCGGATATAATGTGATGGAACATTGCGGAGGATATTGGAAAAATAAAAAGACAGGCGTTGTAAATAAACATTGTCGCCATACGTGGGTACCTGTGAAAACAATCAAAATATAACAATGGACAAAGTAAATTTAATATCAATACAATCAATAAAAAACAATAGTGTTTTGCCAAAAAACATTGACGAAAATATCATTCAAATAGCATTGAATGAAGCAACCGATTTGGAGTTAGAACCGCTTATTGGTGCTGAATATATAGCATCAATGAGAACCAAGATTGCAGAAGATAGCACAACAGATACAGACAATTATGTTCTTGATGAAGTTATTGAGCCGTTTTTGATATATGCTACTATAGCGTATGGAATCGATTATTTGCACTTAAAAATCAATAATAAAGGTATCAATGTCAGCACTGATGCAAGCTTATCCGCTTTACCAATTAAAGATAAAGATTCAGCGGTCCAGACAGTAAAACAAAAAATGGATGGTTATAAGACACGCCTTATCAAATATTTTGCAACTGACAAAGATGAAACAACAAATACATCAATAGATGCTGACAGTACATTCAACAGCATGAACATTTATTTGGGTGACAATATCGACTATTCATCACAATACTATAGAGAAAGAGCAAGCAAAGTAAACTATTATAGGAGGGGGTATTATGGTTAGAAACCTTAAATATATTAGAAATATTATTGAAGAATATTTTGCTCAACATCCGATGGTAAATGATGTAAAATTCGGGGATAGTGATAAATTAGCGACTTACAGAAAACTTCAATACCCATTGTTGAACTTCGAATACGTGAAGTCAAATTTTAATGCAGGTAATGATAATGCAACGATTTGGGAATTTGCAATTATGGACTTATCGGACGAGATTACGGAATTTGACGTTATCGACGCTACCAATGAGATAGCACAGGATTTTTTAAAATTCCTCGAAAATCACAACGATTTAGAAATTAACGGTAATGTCTCGGTTGTTCCTTTTAGCGACAATTTCGGAGACATGTGTTCGGGGAACGTATTTACTGTCACTTTTAATTCATTTCGCAATAACTGTTTGAATATATTGCTAAATCAATAATGTGGAGAACTTACATTCAATCTCTTGTATGTGATTGCTAGTATTTTTAGTAATTTAGTATTAATTTAATTTAGTAAATATGGGAAATTTAAGCAATGAAGAGGTAGCGAGATTAGCGAAACCAACCTTAGACAAACTGGTTGCGAATGAGAAAAGAGATAGGTTATCGTTTTTATTTAATCATCAAAATTCAAACTGGAAGATTACAGCAGAATTATATGGTAATGATTGGGAAATTGTAAACGTGGAAAGAAGGATGGATACAAATTAGGATGTATGAGTACATATTATAGAGAAAAGCTAGTAAAACTACATGACGTTCTTTTTTTGGATGTTAGAAATGCTAGAGATTCATTTGTTGAAAATGAAAGCCATTGGGAAACAGCATATTTTGCTTCAAAAACTGTGGGCGATGATGATACGAAAAATAGATGGAATAAGGTATGGGGAGAGTTAAATAGTAAACAAAATCCTTATAGTTTTGGGACAGATTTTAGTTTCACCATCTCCAAAAAGCAAAGTAAATCGCTCCAAAAGTACTTATTATTCGTTCTGGAAGAATACGGCCGATTAAGAACGGGATTTCAAGCTAGTAAATCAATAAAAATACAAAGCCCCTCATAACTAAGGGGCTTTTATGCTACTGGTAGATGCAGGAATTGATATGTTCTTTTAATTTGTTTAATGCTTGGCGATGGCTGTCGCTTCGAAGGCCGTCATACCAATAATTACCGTCTTTTTGTGTTATCGTGAAATGCACCAATTTGACTTTGTTTGCGCTCAATTCTTGGATAATATAAGCTATTAAGCCCACTATTGCCCCAATTGCAATACCGTAGAAAATTCCGAAAAAACTCCCCCCAATAGAACCAACAATTGCACCACTGATACCCCCATCGTCATTAGCTAATACATTGTATACGAATATAATTAGACAAGCCACGACAGTAGTACCGATTGCAACTTTGGAGGAACTGTAATTGTAAGTATACTGTTTGCCTTCTTGCTCGGTCAAATTCGCTCCACGTACCTCATTGATACCTATGAAGGCTTCTTGGGAGCCATTTTTATATAGCAGTCTTTTGTCTGTTAACTTAAATCTTTCGTGATTGATTTGGATAGTTAAAACCTCTTTTTCGTTGCCTAATAGTTCCATATTATTTGTTACTACAGTTTTCAATGACCTTATCAAATTGGTCTCTAGCACTTTTAACTTGTTCGTCAGTCCAATTTTTATTTACTCCGACTCGTTCAAGAGTTGCCATGTTGGATTGTTGGAGTGTTTGGCAACGAGCTAGTTGTTCTAATCTTCCTGTTTGATTGGCTATCTGGTGCATTTTGCGATAACAATCACATACTTCCTTTGCTAAATCTTGTGGATTATTTTTTGAGCAAGATGCCAATAAGCATACGACTCCTATGAGCGTGTAGGTTAATATTTTTCTCTTCATAATGACTTAAATTTTAATTTCAAATGTACGACATGTCGTATATAATTCAAAATATATTATCCCAATTTTTGTTCTAATGGCAATGAGGAACCCACGGAACGAAGAATTAATAACCGCATTTGGACAAAATGTGAGGAGATTTCGTTTGGAAAAAGGGTTGACTATGAATGAATTAGCTTTAGTGTGTGATGTTGAATATGGAGCGATAAGCACCATTGAGAGAGGAAAAGTAAATTGTTCAATCAGTACAGCATTTGCCATTGCCAAAGCTTTAGATACCCCAATTGAAAAGCTTTTAACCGTTGAAACAATCAAATAATTAGCCTTATTACCAATCAATTTTTACCCTTTCTATATAAAGATAAATAAAGCCTTTTAAGGGGTTTTGTATCGATATGGATTAATGATATTAAATGTTGTAAATAATGCCTTATATGGCTTCTTATGTAGTCCGTTTTAGACGGCAATCTCCCTTTTATAAGTGAAACTAATTTATTTTACTTTTCTCCGTGCTTTTGGCCGTCAGTCCAATATTTATTGGAAAAAATGGAAGATAAAAAACTTCAATGGGCGGACTCAATTACGCTCAATAGAATAAACCTAATGCACCCTTCATTAAGAGACGAACTAAGAAATCAATATTTAGAAATCAATACAAAATTACCTAAAGGTGTACGATTGAGATTTACCCATACATTAAGAACATTTGAAGAGCAAAATGCACTTTACGCACAAGGTCGAACCACCAAAGGTAAGATTGTGACGAATGCAAACAGCGGTTCTTCATGGCATAATTACGGACTTGCATTTGACATTGTAATTCTCTATGATAAAGACGGCAATGGCACCTTTGAAACTGCAAGTTGGAATGAAGATAAATATTTTATGATGGTTGTTAATTATTTCAAATCCAAAGGATGGTTTTGGGGTGGTGACTTTAGGAATTTTAAAGATTCACCACACTTTGAAAAGACGTTTGGATTGACGATTAACCAAGCCATAGCCAAATACAACGCCAATGATGTTATTATCAATAATGGTATAAAGTATATTAAGATAGGAGGGTAACAATGGATATTTTAAAAATTATAAAAGAGGTAATCAACTCCTTTCTAACTTCATCATTGATAAGTAAGCTAATATTATTTATTTCAGCCTTTTTTGCCCCTGTATACGAGCTGTATATTTTATTAATATTCTTGGTTTCGGTTGATTACCTCATGGATTTAGGAGTATGGTTTTTTAAAGCAGACAAGCAGACGACAAAAGTATGGGATGTAACAAAACCTTTCATAGTCAAATTGATAATGTATTCCGTGCTAGTAATAACCGTTAACAGTGTACAAATGCACCTGATAAAAGAAGCATTTGAACTATTTAAGATGGTCATTGCTATTCCCATTATTGCGGAATTATTAGGAATTGTTGCAACGGTTGAGCGTTATACAGGAGTACGAATTGTAGATAAATTGAAACGATATTTGGGGAGTTGGACAAAAAACAATGAAATTAATAATCCTTAGAGTACAAGTTTGACTATTTCGTCATCATTATTAACAATATTAAGAAGAACATATTCAGCGCCACCGATATAGGAGAAGCTCATTTCGTAGGTACGTAAATATTCATTTCCATCGGAATCAAAATATTTGACTTTAAACATAAGATTTTCGATGTCTGGTTTGTTATCATTATACTCTTTAACATCCAACCTCAATGAAAAAGATATTGAATTGGTAGAATTTTCACTAACATTAAACAGTCTTGGTAAAGAATTATGATAGGATTTGGTCTTTGTAAAAACGTGGTAAGATAATCTACAGGTTTTATTAGTGGTAATGGTAACTGTTAAATCGATAGCTAATAGCTTATTATCAATGTGGTCGTTCACAAGGTTTTTCCAAATTTTACGATGAGACTGTATAAAACTAATAGTTGGTCGTATCTCCCTAATATATTTTAATTCTTCAATTTTAGAAATTCGATTTTGGTCTCTCTGAACCGTCATTTGAGAGCGTAATGTTTGATACAAAAATACTGCTGTTACTAGTGTAACAATGACCATTACCCAATCGGATACAGTTCCATATTCTTCTGGATTAAATTTAAAAGTAATCCAAGGATGGTTATTAGCTATTGCAACAACAAACACAATCGTAGAAATAATAAACAGTCCAACAAAAATAAGAGCTAAATTTTCATTTTTATGTTTAAACCTAGTAAACCAAGAACCTGATTTTTTATCCATGAGAATAGGGGCTATTATTAATTACTCGATAAAATACATATTTTATGTTAATATTCAAATCTCTTAAAACTCCTTATTTACTAAGATTTGCCTATATGCCTGTTTTTTAGTATATTTGCTTATGGTAACGCCAGTTACTGAAAACAAGACAAAAAACAAAACAATGATTTTATTAAAGTGTGAATTATAATGTAGCCGTGTTGGGGTGCTTGTTATATTTTATTGTTATACCCCAACAGTTATAATTTTAAAAAAATGAATAATAATGAAATCGCTAGGAACTTAGAAGATTTGACCGTTTCTAGATTGACAGCAGTGTCAAAATTGTACAGCGTTGATTGTAATACCTCTAACATCGCAAGGCTTCATAAAGCTTTAAAGCAAGTAGTAAATGAAGCTAAAAGAACAGAAGTAAAGACAACGGTAGAAGTCGAACATGATGAAGTGATTGACATGTTTAATACTATTGAGGAGGGAATTAAAGCGTATAAAATAAAATATAGTCGGTCAACCTTTCCCAAAGATTTGAATATTTATCAATTGATTGACGATTTTAGGAAGCTAAGCCCCCCTCAAATTATTCGTGAAGTATTGAAAGGTACAGAGGAAAAAAAACCAGCGACTAAAAAGAAAAGCAAGGCAGAAGAAAAGGAAGAAGCATATCAAAAATTTCTAGACAAAAGGAAGCTACACTTGCTAAAGTAA